TTTGATTTTGAGGGTTCTAACTTTTCAGTTATAATTGATACTTTAGCGTATAACACATATATTAATGCATTTAATGCCAATTTAGTAGCAAATGAATCATTTTTAGATTCTGCAACAATTAGAGAGAATGTTGTATCTCTCGCTAGAAATATTGGATATGTACCCCGTTCAAAAACCGCTGCAACAGCGACAATAAACATAGGAGATGTAAACTTAGGTGCAACAAATAATAGCACCCCTAAGTTCCTTACACTTCGTACTGGATTAGTTTGTGTAGGTAGTGTTGCAAATACAACTTACCGTTTTTCAATACCAGAAGAGATAACATCTTCAAGAGTTAGAGACATTGGTGGGACTTCATTTGCACAATTTACAGATCCAATCACTGTATATGAAGGAACTGTACTTCAAAGGGTGTATCGTGTTGATAATACAAAGGAACAAAGATATATTATTGACAGTCCAAACATCGATAGTTCAACTTTAAGAGTATATGTCAAAGGTCCGACTGATATTGGACTTGGAAGAAAGTATTCAATGGTTGATAACATATTAAATGTTGATAAAAACTCTGAAATTTATCTTGCACAAGAAGTTCAAGATGAAAAATATGAGATTATGTTTGGTGACGGATTGTTTGGAAAAAAACTAGAGTCTGGAACAGTTATTACAGCAAAATATCTTGTAACTGATGGAGAAGATGGAAACGGTCCTTCTCAATTTAGTTTCCAAGGTTCATTTGAAAAAAGTGATGGAACACTATTCACACCATCAGATAATGTAGTAGTTACAACCATCTCAAACGCTTCTAACGGTGCCGAAGTTGAAGATGTGTCTTCTATTAAGTATTTCGCTCCAAGACTCTACTCAGCACAATACAGAGCAGTTACACCAAGAGATTATGAAGCAATAATTCAAACAATTTTCCCTGCTACAGAGTCTGTTGCTGTAGTTGGTGGAGAAGAATTAGATCCACCACAGTTTGGTAAAGTTCAAATTAGTATCAAACCAAAAAATGGAACATTTGTATCTGATTTTGACAAATCTCAAATTAAAAATAGATTGAAGAATTACGCTATTGCTGGTATAAATTCAGAAATTGTTGACTTAAAGATACTATATGTGGAAATAGAGAGTAACGTATATTACAATACAGCACAAATAGCATCATCAGATTCACTTAAAACTGAAATTGTTAGTGCATTGAATGATTATTCAAATAATGTTGAGATTAATAAGTTTGGTGGTAGGTTCAAATACAGTAAATTAAATACTTTAATTGACCGTGTTGACAATGGTATTACATCCAATATTACAAAGGTTATTATAAGAAGAGATTTAAAAGCACTTTTAAATCAGTTTGCTCAATATGAATTATGTTTTGGTAATCGTTTCTATATTAATCCAGCAGGATATAATATAAAGAGCACAGGATTCACCATAAACGGGTTTTCTCAAGTTGCATATATCACTGATGTTCCAAATAAAAATATTTCTGGTAACTTAGACGGTAGTTTAAAAGGAACTCTTTCTGTTGTTACGAAGAATAATCAAGGTCAGCAAGTGGTTTTAATAAAAGATGCTGGTATGGTTGATTACAAAAAAGGTGAAGTTATACTGAACACTATCAATTTTACATCAACAGTAAGTGATAATAATATAATCGAGGTTCAAGCATTCCCTGAATCAAATGATGTTGTAGGTTTAAAAGATTTATATCTTAATTTTGATGTATCGAATAGTACAATAAATACAGTTAAGGACGTAATCGCTTCGGGAGAGGATGTTTCAGGAGTTGTATTTACAAGAGATTACTATACATCAAGTTACTCTAATGGAGATTTAGAGAGGAAATAATTTATGTCACACATTGACAAAAGAATACAAGTCAATACAATTATTGAAAATCAGTTACCTGATTTTGTCTTGGATGATTTTCCGAACGCTGTTGAATTTTTAAAGCAATATTATATTTCTCAAGAGTTTCAAGGTGGACCTTCTGATTTAATTTCAAATTTTGATCAGTATTTAAAAGCAGATAATCTAGTTCCAGAAGTTATTGTTGGTGTAACTACAATAACTGCAGGTATATCTACAACAGATACCACTATTAATGTTCCCAGTACAAAAGGATTTCCTTCCGAGTATGGATTACTTAAAGTCGATGATGAAATAATTTCTTACACTGGCATTACTTCTACTTCTTTCACAGGTTGTGTTCGTGGATTTAGTGGTATTACTGGTTATAACGTCGGTATTTCATCTTCACTTCTTGAAATTAATCGTGAAAGTTTGAAATTTGAAGATACACATGCAAATATGCACGTTGTAGGTTCATCAGTTCAAAATTTATCAGTATTATTCATACAAGAATTTTTCAAAAAACTTAAAAAAACATTTTTACCAGGTTTAGAAAATAACGACTTTTCAGAAAAATTAGATGTTGGAAACTTTGTAAAATTTGCTCGTTCTTTTTATCAATCAAAAGGTGTTGAGGAATCAATAAGAATTTTATTTAAAGTTCTTTATGGTGTTGAATCAAAAATACTTGACCTAGAAGGTAATTTAATTAAACCATCTGACGCTGAATTTATACGTCGTGAAGTTATTGTAGCTGACCTAATTACACCATTTGGAGAACCTCAAAACTTAACTGGTCAAACAATATTTAAATCTACTGATTTAGCCACTAATGCATCAGTATCAGAAGTAGAGATTATAAAAAGAGAGGATAAAAATTATTATAAAATTTCATTATTTGTCGGATTCAGTGACCGTGACTTAATTGAAGGTACATTTACAATACCAGGTAAGACAAAAGTTGTGGGAGGAGCAGTTGCTGGTGCAACGATAATAGATGTTGATTCGACAGTGGGATTTGGAACAACAGGTACAATTATCGCAGGTGCTAATACAAATATCAATTATACATCTAAATCAATCAATCAGTTCTTTGGATGCACAGGTGTAGGAGTAGGTATTGCAACTGCGTCTGATTTACGTTCAAATGAAACTATATTTGGATATGAAAATGGAGATTTATCAAAAAGAGTTGATTTAAGAATCACTGGTGTCTTATCTGAATTAATTCCAGTGTCAGATATTAGTTTAATTAATGAACAAGAAAACTTGTTTGTCAAAAATATTGGTGAAAAAATAGAAAATGATGCTAATAACTACAAACAAATTTTTGCAAATTCTTGGATTTATAATACATCCTCTAGATTTCAGGTAGAAATTTCAGGTTCTACTTTCAAACTTAAAACAAAAATTGATAAGTCTTCTTTAAAAGTTGGAGATAGATTTGAAATATTAGAAAGAAATGAACAAACTGTTGTTGGTGGTGGTGTAGTTGGAAGTATTGATGTTATATTAAATCAAATAAATGCAACCAATATTGCAGGATTTACTCCAGTTCAATTTCAACAATATGATATTCGTAGATTAGTTGAAAAAGTTTCAAGTTCAGGTGTAACTCTTGCCCAAGGAAATGATGCATTCATTGCAGACACATTATCTGTATATGTTGATGGAAATACAGATGGTTACGTTGCATCTAATTCTTTACCAAGTTATGATATTAAAACTAACATAGTTGAAGAAGTTTTAGTAGGAAGCACTGCTGCTGGTTTAGATGGATACAATCCATTAAATCAAAAATATAGTTTTGTTCAATTTACACCTCCGCCAGGTGAGGATATTAAATTTATTCAAGGTGATCCAGTTGTATATCAACCAAATGGCGATAGTTTAGTTGGTTTAGACACTGGTAGAACATATTATGTTGATCCTGTCATTCCTGGTCCTAATCAAAACGTATCAAAAATAAGATTATATAACTCAAACGCACAAATCGGTACAGCAAGCACTGTGCAAGTTGGTCCGACTACATCAACAACAGATACTCATAGATTCGTTTTACAAAGACACGCAAGTAGAGTTCTTGAAGCAGATAACGTTTTAAAGAAAATACCATTATCTCAAAACTTATTTGTTCCTTCACAACAAGATATCCCTACAAACGATATTGGAATACTTATTAATGGTGTGAATATACGTTCTCCAATTTCAGATAATCAAATTTATTATGGTTCATTAGAATCTGTTGACTTGTTAAATGGTGGAAGTGGATATGATATTCTAAAACCACCAGTCATAGGTATAGAAACTAGTAGTGGAATTGGTGCTGCTGCTGAACCAATACTTGTAGGCACAGTAAAAGAAGTATTTGTAGACCCACAAGATTTTGATATTGACCAAGTTCAAAGCATATCTCTCACAGGTGGTAATGGTAGTGGATGTGTTTTACAACCTATACTAGGTGAAAGGAGTAGAGAATTAAATTTTGATAGTAGGGATGTATTCTTTAATGGTGGTGTTGATATTGTAAATGAAACAATAACATTTAAATCACAACATAGTTTACAGGATGGTCAATTAGTTTATTATAGTGCAAATAATAATACCCCAATTGGTATAGGGACAGCATACGATCTTCAAAATAACATTAATGATACTTTATCAGATGGTGCTCCTTATTATGTAAGAGTTGTAAACCCAACAACAGTTAGGATATTCAATACTCCAACAGACGCTACATTTGGAACTGCTGGTATAAACACTGTTGGGTTATCAACAGACACTGCTGCAAGTGGTATTCATAAGTTTAAAACTGATAGAAAAAATACTCTTGTTGCAATTAAGGTCTTAGAAGAGGGTTCAGGATATACTCATCGTAAATTAAGAGTAAAACCTGCAGGTATCTCTACATCATTAAATGTTGTTTCATTTAAGAATCATGGTTTTGAACATGGAGAGATAGTTGAATATTCAGCAGAGACATCTCCAATACAAGGAATGTCAACAACATCCTCTTATTATATTAATAAATTAACAGATGATACTTTCCAACTGGCAGATGCTGGAATTGGTGCGACTTCAAAGGTTAATTTTGAAAGAGGTAAATATGTTAATTTTGAAAATAGTGGTCAAGGATTTCAGATATTTAAATATCCAGATATTAAAGTAAATATTAGTGTCTCATATGGTTCTACCATAACAGGTGATATCATAGCAACACCTGTCGTAACTGGAGAACTTATTGGAGCTTATCTATATGAAGAGGGAACAAACTATGGATCAGTTACATTAGATAAACAAGTTGTTCCAAAAGTATCAATTGAAAATGGTAGGTTTGCTGAATTTAAGCCAATAATTGTTGGTGGTAGAGTTACTGATGTTGCTGTTGTAAACAGAGGAAGAGAATATAATTCAAGTCCTGAAGTTAGAGTTATATCTACAGGTTCTGGAGCTGGTGCAGTTGTTCGTCCAGTAATTAAAGATGGATTTGTAATAGATGCAATAGTAACTAATCCTGGTATTGGATATAGTTCAGTATCAACTGAAGTAAGAGCATTCCCAAGAGGTCAGAATGGACAGTTTACTGCAAGAGTAAGAAGTTTAACATTGAATAATCAAAGTAGATTTGGTGATTCTTATCTCTCAACAAAAGATGGAAAATTAAATTTTGGTATATTGGGTTATTCTCAGGACACCGCTACTAATTTTGAAAATACTTTCACTGTAAATTCAAATGGAGAGTTCAATCAAATAACAGGTCATTCCCCAATTATTGGATGGGCATATGATGGTAATCCAATTTATGGACCTTTTGGATACTCAAAGGCAGATGATATAAACTCTGAATTAAAAATAATTCAATCATCATATAAAACAAATATCACAAATGTTGTAAACAGACCTTCAGGGTACGCAGCTGGATTCTTTGTTGAAGATAATATATTTGATGGTTCAGGAGATCTTGATATCCATAATGGAAGATTTTGTAAAACTCCTGAGTTTCCAAATGGGATTTACGCATATTTTGCAACCGTTAAATTAGGTTCAAATACTAACAAATTAGAGGGAGTTTATCCATACTTTATTGGTAATACTTATCGTTCACCATTTATTATTGAAAATCAACTTTTAAATCAAGATTTTGATTTTAATAATTCAGGTCTTAGAAGAAATACTTTACCTTATAATGTGGACGAACCTTTTGCAGGAAACGATTTCTTGATTGAGTCTTATGAAAAAATAAGACAATTATCAGTAATCGAAGCTGTAACTAAGGGGAATGTTGATAGTATAGAGATACTGAATGGTGGACAGGATTATAAAATAGGAGATTTAACAGAATTTGATGATGAAGGCACAAATGGTTCAGGATTTAAAGCACAGGTAAGTGAAATAGTTGGTATTGGTATATCACGTATTGATACTGTCGTGACACCATTTAACGCTGCGATTTTTGAGTGGAGAGGTGAGAATGAGGTCGTAGCAAATTATTTCCCATTTATTGAATTGAATGATCAAGATTCAGTTTCAATATCTGGTTTAAGCACAGATATAAAAAATTTAACAAATTCATTTAACGTTGGTGTTACAACAAATTCTACCAGTTTAGCTTCAGATATGACAATTGGTAATGCCAATGGATTGGTTCAAGATATTCTTCTTACTAATATTCCTAATACTATATCAGTTGGTGGTTCAATTCGTATTGGATCTGGTAATGTGGCAACTCCAGAAATTGTTAGAGTTATAAACATATTCCCTGCAAACAATTTAGTAAGAGTACAAAGACATACAGGTATAGCACACACTACAGGATCTACAGTTGATATACTTAACAATCAAATAAGTATTCCAGTCAAAACAACAAAGTTTGATTCTGAATTGAATGATATCGTTTACTTTAATGGACCTCAATCAGTTGGTGTTGGAACAACTGCAGGTGGTGAAATAAAGGTACAAGAATTTATCGGTGAACAGGTAAATGAGGTTTCTATTCCAACAAGAACAATTCGTATTCCAAATCATCCATTTAAAAATGGACAAAAAGTAATTTTAAATAAGAGAAACGGTGCGAATAGATTTGATGTGGGAACTACTCCACTTGTAACAGAATTTAAATTACCATTCTTAGGTGATAATTCAACTGAAGTTTTTGTTATTAATAAAGGGATTAATAATATTGGTTTAGTAACTACAAGAGTTGGAATTGGTAGTACCAGTGAAGGATTATTTTTCTACAGTAAAGGTTCAAATGCTGGAATTAATTCCTCATTATACTTTATAGAAACTCAAAAAGAACAAATTACAGGTGATGTTGATAAAGTTATTACAACAGTATCCACAAATGTCTCAGCTGCAAATACAACAAAACACAATTTAAGAGAAGGTGATGTTGTAAAAATGAATGTAGTTCCAAATTTAGTGGTTGGATCTGGAAGCACTACACCTGTCGCTGTTAACTATAATTCTGATTTTGATATATTAATAATTAATCCAATTTCATTCACAGCATCTAATGTAGAGACAAATCAATTTGATATTGTTGACCACGGATTTAAAACAGGAGATAAAGTTTTTTATGATGGTTCTGCAACAGGTTTAAGCACTGGTAAATATTATGTCAATAAAGTAAGTTCCAGAAAATTTCAACTAACAGAAACAATTGAGGATTTAAACGCAAATCCAATAAGATTAGCACCTGTAACTGCTAATACTGGGGGCACACAATCTATAGCACCAATAAATCCTCGAATTGATGTTGTAAAAAATTCAAAATTAACATTTGGACTGTCTAGCACTACACTTGCAGATTTTGACTTTAAATTATTTTATGATAGAAATTTAACTAATGAATATTTAAGTTCACAAGATAGTAGTTCATTTAACGTTGGAGCTGCAGGAACTATAGGTATTGGAACAAATAATACAGATCCAGAGGGTGCTAAACTTAGTGTTCAATTCTCCGAATCAACACCAATAACTTTATATTATGGTTTGACAAAAGGTGGTTATATAAGCACTGCTGATACTGAAGTTCCCAATTATTCTGAAATTAGATTTATTGATAGTGAATACAATGGAGAATATAAGATCTCAAATGTTACTGATGATACTTTCAAATTCTCACCAAAAGTTCCTGAATTTTTATCATACACAAGTGATCAATGTGATAAACTTGAATACTCAACAAGATCAACAAATGTTCATGGTGGAATAAAGAATTTTAGAATTTTATCACCAGGTTTTAATTACAAAAAACTACCACAATTTACTAAAGTATCAAGTGAAAGCGGTACAGATGCTAATATAGTTGCACAATCAAAAACTATCGGTAGAATTAAGAAAATTAGAATTGTTGATATTGGTTATGAATATTCTTCAGATAAGACTTTAGGACCAGAAGCGTTTATATCACCTGTTGTTAATATTGATAATCTTGACGTTATTGCCTCGGTTAATATTGTAAGTGGTGGTTCTGATTATATGAGTGAACCTAATTTGATTGTGTATAATCCAGTATCAAACGAAGTTGTTGATGATGTCTCATTACAACCATTTGCACCTAACCAAACAATTTCAAAAGTTGATGTATTATCACCAGTTACAGGACTTGATTCTGTGGTTCATCGAATTGTTTCAATTAATAATTCAAATGGTGTTGGTATCAATTCAGTTATAACAAATGGATCTGGCATTGTCACTTGTTTCCTTGAAACACCGATAAATGGATTTGATGATCAACCATTTGCTGTTGGGGATGAGGTATATGTTGAGGGTATACAAAGAATTGGTGAAGCAGGTATTGGTACATTGAGCGGTGGAATCTCTACAACTACAACAGTAGAGGGAACTGGTTATAATTCTGATAATTACAATTATTCATTCTTTGATGTAATTGACTATACTGCAGGAACACAGTGTATTGCTGTGTTTAGTTTAGCAGGAGTAACAACTAATCCAGGTATTGCTAAAACATTCCAATCAGGTTATGCAACTCTCATCAATAAGAAAAAATATCCAATAATAGAACCAGTTCAAACAAGAGGTGTGTTTGAATTAAAGGAAACATTAATTATTGATAATGTTGTTACTGACTTAAAAGTAATTGAGGTAAGAAATGATTATATTAAAATTGATGGTAAATATAAAATCAAAAAAGGTGATCGAATTAAGGGTGAGTTAAGTAACGTATCAGCTGAAATTACAAGTATTGCTGATAATCAAGCGAAGTTCACTACTGATTTTTCAAATAGACAAGAGTACGGTTGGTTAGATGACATAGGTAAGTTAAATGAGGATTATCAAGTTATACCTGATAACGATTATTATCAAAACTTATCTTATACAGTAAAGAGTTCAATTGAATGGGATAAATTTGTTAATCCTGTAAATCGTTTAGTTCACCCATCTGGACTAAAGAATTTTGCAGATACTTCAGTTGTATCTAACTTAAAAGTTGGAGTTGGTGAAGTTCGTGAATCAAATCAAACTGTTGTTCTTGATGTTGGTAACATACTTGAACTTAGAGATAAACAAAGAGTTGATGCAATTAATAATTTTGATTTTGCAAGAGATTTTGATACAAGAGTCAATGGTTCTAAATTCATAACAATTAAAAATAAATCATTAACAGATTTTACAAGATGTAAAACAAACAGAGTTTTAGTTCATGATGATATTAGTGATAGATTTTCTAGTGAAGGTTTTGAAAGTACAAATACAATAATTGAACCTCTTATAGAAGATTTTGGACATTACTTAATACAAATTGTAGATCCTGATACTTTTGATTCTCAATTCTCAGAATTAGTTACACTAACAACTGAAAAAAATGCATTTTTACTCGAAAAAACAACTGATTTTACCTCAGTTAAGTTAGGTGATTTCAACACTGAGATATTACCGACTGGAACTAAAAATTTAGTTTTTGAACCAACTGAAAAATTCTTAAAAGATCACGATATAAAAATTCTTAAAATAGATTTTAATACTGATTTAACAGGTATAGGGACAAATGGAATTGGTAGTGTAGATTTAACTGGTGTAAACTCTGGAGTGGGTTCCACGACAATTGGATTTACAACTTCTACAATTCTTGAAGTTCCTACTTTTGACTTCAATTCTCTCTATGCAACAATATTTGTTCAAGATAGTGTAACAAAAGAAATAAATTATAGTGAAGTAATAGTCGATTATGATGGCACAGATACAACTATTGCTGAAACATATGTTGACTCAAAATCTGGATTAAGTAATAGTATTGTTGGTGTAGTAACTGCAAGAGTTGAAAATAATCTCGTTAAGTTACAAATAGAGAATGATAGAATCAATACACTGGATGTAAGGTCAAATGTTGTTGGATTAGGTTCAACTGCAACTGGGATAGGCACATATCGCTTCTCTGTATCAGGACAACCTGAAGGTGCTGAAAGAAGTGCAAGATTAGAATCAGGATATGTCACTGGAACTGCGACTACAATTACATATGCAACTCTCAATAAACTAATCGATACAACCGCAAAATCTCTTGTTAGAGTATCTTGTGGTGAAACATCTGCAGTTCATCAGGTAATATCACTGAGGGATGATGATGATATTTTAACTGTTCAATATCCATTCGTATCTGCAGGTTCAACAACTGGTATTGGAACATTTGGTGGAGAAATAAGTGGTAATAACATTAATTTAAGATTCTATCCTGATGCTGAATTTGATTCTCTAATTGAAATACAATCATTTAATCAAATTTTATATACTGCAAATGATTTTGAAAATACACCTCCTGATTTGAAATATGGAACAGTTGATCAAAGAGTATTCTTAACAACATATGATGGTGCTGCTGGTTTAAGAGCAAATAAAAAAGACTTTGTACTAAAACACGAAGAAGTACCTATTTACTCTAAGACATTCAATCCTGTTGGAACAATTAGCACTACAACAAGTGTAATTGATATTCCAAGTCACTTCTTTAATACAAACGAAGAATTGACATATACACCAGAATCAACATTCATTGGTGTTGCAGGTACAGCAATTTCTATTGGTTCTACTGCAAATATCGCTGGTGTTGTTACAACAATTTTACCAAGCACTGTCTATGCGAAAGTATTAGATGAAAATAGATTTGAATTGTATACAAGACCTGAGTACGTTACAACTGGAAATGCAATAACATTTACTGGAACAGGTTCAGGTAACGCTCATAAACTCACTATGAGGAAACAATTAACCAAGACTCTTATCGGTCTAGATGGTGTTGTTCAACAACCAATTACATTCACATCTATTACTCATAATTTCGGTGTATTTGATGGATTTACATACAATAATAGTATTGGTATTGGTTTATCACAATTTGTTCTAAGTGGCATAAGTTCAATTCAACCAACTGACTTTCTTAAGTTGAATGGTGAATACATGAAAGTTACTGAAGTTGGATTCTCAAGCACTCCAACTGGTGTTATCAATGATTCTGCAGATGTAGCAGCTGGTATCGCTACATTACCAGTAGTAAAAGTTGATAGGGGTCAACTAGGAATAGCACAGACATCACATTCAGCGAATGATGTCGCTAGAGTTCATAGAGGTGCATTTAATATTGTTGATAGTACTGTATTCTTTGCAGATCCACCCAAAGGTAATAATAGGTCAAGAAGAGACGAAACTAATTTACCGTTTGTGAAAGCAAACTTTAGTGGTAGAACATTCCTTAGAAGTGATTATACAACTAATATGTTGTTTGATGATATATCAGATAACTTTACAGGTATAGGTAAAACATATTCACTAACAGTTGGTGGTGCAAATACATCTTCAGGTATTGGACTTGGTAATGGAGTGCTGTTTATTAATGGTGTATTCCAAACTCCTTTGACTGCAAATAATACAGGTAACAATTATGAATTCATATCAGATACAACTGCTGGTATATCAACGGTTGAGTTTACAGGTATTACATCCACCAACGGTGATTTTATCGTATCTGAATTTGATATAAATCAAAACCAAGTTCCAAGAGGTGGTTTGATAGTATCATTAGGTTCAACACCTGGTCTTGGATATGCTCCATTACAAGGTGCTAAGTACAAAGCGTTCAAAGACGCAAATGGTGGAATTACAAGCGTTGTTGGTATTGCAACTTCATCAGGATTTAATCTTGGTATTCAAACTGCTGCTTACGATAATATAACAGGAATTATTACTGTTACCACAAATAAGGTTCATGGATTTGCACTTGAAAGACCAAATACAGTCAAATTAAAAAATTTAGAATTCAGTTGCGTAGGATATAGTGGTGTAACAACGACGATATTCCAAGACCATGAAAGACCATTATTCTTAGTTGGTATAGTTTCTGATAGAACATTTGAAGTTCAAGCAGGACCAAGCACGATATATCATACTTATGTTGGTGGCGGTGAAGCATTTGAGTTCTTTGAGGATCTTACTTTTGGTTCTGGATATAGAAGTCCTGTATCAATTGGTGTTACAGATCAAGCATATGTACATCGTTTTGTCAGTGCGGGTATTAATTCTATTCGTAAGGGTAACTTTGCTGCTACAGGAACAAATGCATTTACTGCAACGAACGCTGTATATACATCACACTCAGGAAAATTAGTTCTTACAATTCCAAATCATGGATTATCTACAAGTGATACAGTTGGAATTGATACTGGTGGATTAGTATTTAAATGTTCAAAAGATAATTTCTTCTCAAATCATCCATATCCTCGTGCTGTATCTAAGACAAGTTTCCCTAACTCTGATCCTATCGCTGGAATACAAACTGCAATTACTGCAGTAACAACTAACACAATTACGTTAAATGTTGGTTCTGGAGGTGGAGGTGGAACAGGTGCAGAGATTTCTGCAGTTGTTGGTGCAGGTGGTACGTTAGCTTTAACAATAACTTCTGCTGGTTCTGGTTATGTAAATCCAGAAATAATTATTCCTGAACCAAACTATGATAACTTATCTGTCATTGGTATATCAAGACAAGGAATAGGTGCAACAACTGACACAGGTTCAAATTTATTAGTTGATGTTAAAGTTAGTGCAGCTAAAACAACTGTTGGTATCGGTTCAACAACATTTGAAATTTCTGAATTTTCTATTGCAAGACCTGGACATTCATTCAAAGTTGGAGATAAATTTAAACCAATTGGTTTAGTTACTGCTGCTCATCTATCTGCTCCAATCAACGAATTTGAATTAGAAGTTGTAAGTACATTTACTGATAAGTTTTCTGCTTGGCAGTTTGGAGAATTAGACTTTATTGACTCTATTCGTAACTTACAAGATGGTGTAAGAAAGAGATTCCCACTCTTCTTTAATGGACAATTACTAAGTTTTGAAAAAGATTTAACAAATTCACGTTCTCAGTTAATTGATTTGAATGCGATTCTTTTAATATTTGTGAATGGTGTTTTGCAAAAACCAAGTGAAGCATATCAATTTGAAGGTGGTACAACATTTGAATTTGAAGAAGCACCTAGACCAGAGGCAAAGGTAGACATCTTCTTCTATAAAGGTCAAGAAGGAGTTGATGTTGATGTTGCTGATATTCAGCAAACTGTTAAGATAGGTGATGAAGTTAGATTGTTTAAACATCCTGTTGGTGTAACTACATCACAAGAAACAGAGAGAACATTAAACACACTACTAGGTGCAAAACTTGTTGAAACAGACATTTATACAGGTGCTGGTATTGATGAAACAAATGATAAACCGTTTAGATGGACAAAACAAAAAGTTGATATAATTTTAAATGGTAAAAAAATTGATAAATCAAGAGAAATATTAGAACCACAAGTTTATCCTACTGCAAAAATTATTGGCGACTTAAATTCAACATCAGGTGAAGGAAATACAAATGGAATATTCGTAGATGATGCAGAGGTATTCTTCTATGAAAAAGGAGACCATTTATCATCAAGTGCACCTAATGAGAGTGATGGTGATTATAATCTAGCGTTCAGTTCTGTAGACGCTCTAATTACATCTGGTGAAATAAGTGTTGGTGCTGCTGCAACTGCTCTTGTCTCAGCTGCTGGTACTATATCATCAATTGATATTACAAACGGTGGTTCAGGATATAGTGGTTCTGTATCGATAAAAATAAGTGCTCCTCCATCTATTGGAGTTGGCATAGGAACCACAGCAATTGCCACTGCAACAATCACAAATGGTTCAATAACATCTGCGACTGTAACAAATCCTGGTTTAGGATATTCAGCGTTCACACCACCACAAGTAATAGTTGAATTACCTTCATTCCAAACTGAAAAATTAACCTCAATAAGTAATGTTGAAGGTTTCACTGGTATTATTACTGGTATTACCACAACAACAGGCACGGGAACTCATCCTCTTGCACTAAAATTCTTCTTTAGAGCAGATAAGGCAGCAAATGGTTTACTCCAAAACTATCCAGTATTCATCACTGATACAACTGTTGGTAATGGAGTTACTTCTGTTAATGATTCAGATACAGCAGTAGTTGGTATTGGAACTACTTTTGTTGATAATATTTACATAGTAAATGATATTGATACTTTGGGTGAAGCAGGTGAAATTACTTGTAATATTCATACAAATAGCAGTTCATCTGTTTTAGGTATAGCAGTCACTGGTAATTTCAATAATACTAATCCAGGTATTGCTACACATTTAGGTCGAATTACTTGGGGAAGATTATACAATGCAACTCGAAATGTTAATCCTATTTCTATTGGTGTCACTGGATTAACAATTAATTCAGGATTAACAACATTCCCAACTATTCAAAGAAAGAACTATTCTGTAGGCTCTCTAAGAGGTCTGAGATCATCAGGTGCAATTAGAGTGTTTGGAATTTGATTCTATTTCCTCTATAAATAAAAAGAAAAAGTTTAAATACAATGTCAGCGATAATTACTGATCAATTTAGAATTCTGAATGCTAACAACTTTGTTGAGTCAGTAGAAAATACAAATAATTCATATTACGTGTTTATTGGTCTACCAAATCCTGCAGGAACTGCAACATTGGTAGGTTATGGTAGATCATCTGATTGGAATACTAGTACTCCAGCACCAACAGATAGTTTTTCATATCGTAAACATACAGGTGATACCATGATGTTTGGTAAGAAAATATCATCTGCAAATATAAGAAGAATTATAAGAAGAGTAGATTGGGTTGCAGGAAGTAGATATGAAATTTATAGAGATGATTATAGTGTCGAAAATCCAAGTCCTTTAACACAAGCAAATAGATTATATGATGCGAACTACTACGTACTTAATTCCGACTTTAAAGTTTACGTTTGTATTGATAATGGATCAACAGGAGCTAACCCGCTTGGAAATGTCTCCCAAGATGAGCCAACCTTCACTGATTTGGAACCTTCCAAGGCAGGAAATAGCGGTGACGGATATCTTTGGAAGTATCTTTTCACTGTTTCACCTAGTGACATTATTAAATTTGACTCAACTGAATTTATTACTGTTCCAAATGGTTGGACATCTAGCCAAGATTCTCAAATTAGATCAGTTCGTGAAAATGGAGACTCATCTGTAAACCAAAACCAAATTAAACATATCTACATCGAGAATGCTGGTAGTGGATATGCAAATGGATTAAGTCAAGAAGTAGACATTATTGGAGACGGTGAAGGTGGAAAAGCAAGAGTTGATGTTGTGAATGGAACAATAACAGATGTTGTTGTAAGTGCTGGAGGAAAAGGGTATAGTTATGGAATTGTTGACTTAGGAACATTAAGTAGTGGTGTTAGTACATCAACTGGTCGTGCAAAACTGATTCCTATCATTCCACCTGGTTTAGGTCACGGACATGATGTATATACAGAGTTAGGAACTGATAGAGTTATAGTTTATGCCCGATTTGATGATTCAACAAAGGATTTTCCAATAGATACAAAATTTTCTCAGGTTGGAGTTGTAAAAAATCCTACAAAAGTAGGAACGTCAGTAACCTATACTGATAATACATATTCTTCATTACAGGCAATTAAGTTTGATACTGTAACTGGTATTCCTCAAGTTGGTGAAGAAATTAAACAAGTTCTAACACTCTCTCCAAACACAGGAAAAAATGCCACAGCGTATGTTGCTTCGTATGATTCAGAAACTAAAGTGTTAAAGTATTTTAGAGATCGCTCTTTAAACTTTAATCGAACATCTTACGATCACACTGATTATGCAGGTATTTCAACTGCTGGTAGAATATATGATTTTGAATCACAAATAGGTGCGAATAATATTGAAGGTAAGTCTTCATTCTTCGCTGGTGCTATTTCTCGTAATTTTTCTGGTATAACAACAAATCCCACAGGTAATAAATTAATTAACTTGGGTGTGAACTTTATTTCAGGACTTTCTAATTCTGAGATAAATAAAGGGTCAGGAGAAATAGTTTACTTGGATAACAGACCCTTAATTGTTAGGAACTCTCGTCAAAAGGAAGACATTAAAATCATACTCGAATTCTAAAAATGCCACAAAAGACTAACTTAAATATATCACCTTATTATGATGATTTCAATAAGGATGATAATTTTTACAAAATACTATTTAAACCAGGATACCCCGTTCAGGCAAGAGAATTAACTGGTTTACAATCTTTATTGCAAAATCAGGTTGAGTCTTTCGGTAAACATATCTTCAAAGAAGGTTCAATGGTTATTCCAGGTAACATTGAACTTGATAATTCATATTTTGCTGCAAAAATAAATGATTCACATCTTGGCATTGATGTTTCAGTTTATTTAAACGAAATTATTGCATCTAATGGTGGTAAAGGATTAAGAGTTAGAGGTCAAAATTCAGGCACAGTAGCAGTTATAAAAAATTATATATTACCTCCAGCAGAAGGTGTTGAAAATATAACAATTTTTCTAAAATATCAACAATCTGGAACAGATGGTGAGAGTAATGCTTTTCCTAATGGTGAAGTATTAGTGTTAGAAGAACCATTAACATATGGTAATACAACACTAACAATAGGTGAGACTATATTAACACTTGTATCTGAAGAGGCAACTGCAACTGGTACTGCTTTTGGTGTTAATGCTGGTATTTACTTTCTACGTGGAAGTTTTGTAGATGTCCCTGCATCATTAATAATATTAGAACCATACTCTACAACTCCATCATATAGAGTTGGTTTTGATGTATCTGAAGAGGTAATTAACTCAAATGATGATCCTTCATTGTATGATAATGCAAAAGGTTTTACAAACTTTGCCGCACCAGGTGCAGATAGATTTAAAATTTCAGTAAAACTTGCTAAAAAAGCATTAACAGACTATGAAGACACAAACTTTGTAGAATTATTGAGAGTTGATACTGGTGAAATAAAAAAATTACAAGATACCTCTACATATAGTGAACTCAAAAAATATTTTGCTAAGAGAACTTTTGATGAGTCAGGTGATTACTCTGTAGAACCATTTCGTGTGGATATTCAAGAATCCCTTAATAATGAAGTTGGTAATGATGGTTTATTTACAGAAAATCAATTAACTGACGAGGGAAATGTACCAGCTGATGATATTTTTTGTGTAAAATTATCACCAGGTCGTGCATATGTAAAAGGATTTGATGTTGATTTGCCAGGCACAACTGTGCTTGATGTTGATAAACCAAGAGATACTGAAACAGTTAATCTTGCATCTATTCCTTTTGAGATGGGAAGTTTGCTTCGTGTTAATAATGTTCAAGGAACTCCACTAGTTAATATTGGTGGAGGAACTGCAAATGTAATAAGGTTAAGTAAATCACGTAAAGTAAGTGGTAGTGATAGTCCATCTATCAATGAAGAAATTGCTAATAGTCGAATAGGTGAAGCGAGAGTATATTCATATAGTGTAACTGATGCATCATACAGTGGTTCAAATACTCAATTTGATTTGTACTTGTATGATATTCAAACATTTACAATTTTAAAGTGTAATTCTTTTGTTGCTGCTGGAAATGTTGTTAAAGGTTCGAGAGTTAGAGGTAAAGCAAGTGGAGCTATTGGATATGTCGCTATGGATATTGGTTCAACTGGTGCAAATGAAATAGCAGTATCAGAAACAACAGGTACTTTTATAAAAGGAGAGCAACTAGTTATAAATGAAAGATCAGTGGTAGCAGATGTTTCAGTAAAAGATATTGTAGCATATACAGTTGATGATATAAAATCAGTTTTCCAAGATTCAGATACGTTAAGTTCTGAACTACTATCTAATTTTAGTGCAGATACTGTTTTATATGAAAAAACACTTTCAGGATTTTCACTTACTGACCAATTAAACATAACAGGTAATACTGCAACAGTAAACAATCGTAATTTTGCTGCAAAGGTTGGTATTCATACAGATGCTATAATTGCATATCAGAGAGGTGATTTTGAAGATATCGTTTATAATAAAATTACTGATATATCGACTGATGGTAAAACACTTACTTTAGGTGCTGTTGGAGTTCACACTGGTGTCAATAGAGGTGAGGTTCTTGCTTCAGGTATATCTACATCATCACCATTTAGACTTGTAACACCCATAGTTCAAAATCTTGATGGATCTGGAATATTTGCAACATTACCAAAACAAAATATTTCAAATGTAAATCTTGCTGATTCAAATTTAATTATAAGCAAACAAATTACTGGCGGTCCTGCTAATATTAATGCTAATACAATTACTTTTTCATCATCCGTAGGATTACAAACCTCTGCAGGTATTACAAGTGTATTTTTTGAACCATTTGATGCAGAGAGATATTCTATACATTATTCTGATGGTTCAACAGAACCATTAACAGATGATCAGGTTGACATAACAAATAATGGAAATGTTATTACTTTTAGTGGATTGAAAGAATCAAGTGGATCTGCAGTTGTAAACGTAACTCTTAAAAAACTTGGTCTAACTAGCAAAACTAAAGATTTTGTAAGAAGTCAAAAAGTTGAAGTTACGAGAACTGTTGGTGTTTCTACTCTAGCAAGTTTACTAGAACCAAGTGGTGCTTATGGTTTAAGAGTAGAAGATAGTGAAATATCATTAAACGTCCCAGATGTTATTGAGTTGATAGCAGTTCTTGAATCAAAAGATGCTAATGCTCCTGTATTAGATAAATTAAAATTTGTTGCTGGATTAAATTTAAATACCAATGCGATAATTGGTGAACAAATAGTTGGTAAAGATAGTAGAGCGATAGGTCAATTGGTTGATCGTAATGCGAATGATGTTACATTTGTCTATTTGAATGATAGTAAGTTTCAGAAAGGTGAAGTTGTAAAATTCAAAGAATCTGCGATTGAAAGCACTTTACAAGGTGTTGAAGTTGGAAATTATATCGAAAGAACTGAAAATTACATTTTAGATAAAGGACATAAAGAGCAGTATTGTGATTATTCATCAATAATGAGAAATCAAGGATCTGCAATACCTTCAAAACGATTATTAATCATATTTGATCAATATCAAGTTGCGAGTGGTAACAGTGGTGACATATTTACTGTCAACTCATATGGAGAGGATAGATATTCTAATGATTTACCGATAGTAGGAGAATCTGCTGCATCTGATATTCTTGATTTTAGACCTAGAGTAAATCCATTTGTTCCTGATGGCACTGCAAAATCACCATTTGCTTTTGGTAGTCGCACCTTTGAATCAACCACACCATTTGTCATAGCACCAAACGAGAGTTCATTATTAGGATATAGTTACTATCTTGGAAGAATTGATAAGTTGGTTATCGATAAAGATGAAACAGTAACAGTAATACAGGGTGTATCAGCAGAGAATCCAGTTCCTCCATCAAGTAATACAAGTGCGATGGAGATAGCAACGATTATCTTACCACCATATTTGTATAACCCTAAACAGGAACCTGAGATTAGAATGCGTGATAATCGCAGATTCACTATGCGAGATATTGCAAATCTCGAAAAGAGAATTGAAAATCTTGAGCAAATCACATCTTTGAGTGCACTTGAATTAGATACAAATGCTTTTCAGGTTAAAGATAAAGATGGGTTGAATAGATTTAAGAGTGGTTTTGTTGTAAATGACTTCAAAAATAGAGACTTTATTGATTTCACACCTGATAGTGGTTCAAGATGTGATATTGACACGGTACAAAAAGAATTAATTAGTGCGATTGATTTTTGGTCTATGAATCCTGAATTAGCATTAAATACTGCAATAAATGTTGAGTCTGCTGATTTAAATTCAAACTTACAATTATTAGATCCTAATTGTAAGAAAACTGGAGACTTTGTAACATTAGATTATGAGGAAGTTGATTGGATTGAAAACCCACAAGCAACTGGAGTTGAAAATGTAAACCCATTTAATGTGATTGCATTTGCTGGTTCAATAAAACTAGATCCCCCATCAGATAACTGGACAAGGACTGTATATGTTAACAATGTAAGAACTGAGTCAACAGGTGCAAGATGGGTAGAAACATCAAATGTGGTTTCAAATACAGCAGTCAGAGGAAGATCTCATACTCATACTCGTCTCGAAACTAGAGCAGCAGGAAGAGGTAGATTTCCTCTTCTATTCAGTAGGTCTTTTGGTGGAAGAAGAAGAGGTCATTTTCACGGACAAAGATTCCATCAAGTTAGAGTCACAGAAACAAGAACAAGAGTTACAAGAAGAATTGAAAGAAGTTTTACTAACACATTAGTTGGACCTTCAGAAGAGAGAGATTACGTTGAAAGTACAAAAATAACTGGAAGAGACGTTGACCAATTTATGAGGTCTAGAAATGTTTACTTCCAAGCAAGTGGATTAAAACCATTTACAAGACATTATCATTTCTTAGATAGTGGTGTTCCTGACATTGTACCAAAATTAGTTGAGATTGAAATGTCTTCTGGTACTTTCAGTATACTAGAGGATGTTAAAGTTGAATTAAATGGAGAACAAATTGCTTTAATTAGGTCTCAAGAACCAAATCATAAGGTTGGTGATGAGTCAAGACCAGAATTCCAAGCAGGATTAGGATCACCTGCTGTTAATGTTGAAAAGTATACAGTTGACCCATATGATCGTGCAAGACCAGCACCATCAGCAACATATTCTGCTACATCAAGACTATTCAACGTTGATGTAACTGGACTAGCAAACTTAGAAAAATACTCTGGATATATTGTAAGAGGTGCAAAATTAACTGGTCAGTCCAGTGGTGCTGTTGCGACGGTGACAAGTGTTAATCTTAACTCTGATAATTGGGGTGATCTTATTGGTGCATTCTTCTTTAGAAATGCTAATGTAACTCCAAAACCACCTAATTTATTTACAGTTGGTACAAAAACTTTTAGAGTTACATCATCTGCTGATGGAACAATACCTATACCTGGTGCAGCAGCGTTATCCAGTAGTGCCAGTGGAACATATCTTGGAAGCGGTACAGTTCTTACACAACAAAATAATGTTGTTCAAGTAAGAAATCCACCCCGTCCTCCACAAAGGGAAAATGAAATCGAAGTCAGAACTTCTACAGAAACCACTAGAAGTGAACAACTTGTAAGAGTCTTTGGAGGAAGAAGACGTAGAAATTGGAGAAGAAGAAGGAGAAGAGGAAGGAAAGACCCTCTAGCACAATCATTTACAGTGGATGGAACAGGAGCATTCCTAACATCGTTTGATGTTTATTTTGCTGCAAAAGATGAAACTGCTAAATTGACAGTTCAATTAGCAACTGTTGAATTAGGTATTCCAACAATTAATTTAGTTCAAGATTTTACTGAGGTGGTCTTAGATCCTAAAGACATCAACATCTCAAGTGATGCATCGGTACCTACAACTATAAGATTCCCATCGCCAGTATTTTTACCACCAGATGAGGAGTATGCTTTAATATTCTTATGTCCACAATCTGACAAATATGAGATGTGGGTATCTACAATGGGTCAGAAGTCCATTAAGACAACTCAATTACCTGATGTTCAGAATGTCATTGTTTCTAAGCAATACATCGGTGGTAGTTTGTTTAAATCACAGAATGGTACAATTTGGACACCAAGCCAAAACCAAGATTTAACATTCAAACTTCGTAAGGCGAAATTTGTTAATTCTGGTAATGTAAGATTTTACAATACACCAATAGAACCAGGTAGTAGAAATTGTCAAGTATTACCTACAAACCCAATACGATCATTACCTCGAAAACTTAAGGTAGCGATTACAGGTTCTGGCACAAGAACAAATTCTGTATTCCCACTTGGTCGAAAGGTAAGTACTGGTGCTGCTGGTGATGCAGAAGATCAAAGTGTAACTGGTATTATTGAAGGGCAAGGTGCTCCTATAGCAACTGAAGAAATTGTAACAGGTGGTTCAGGATATGCATTTGCTGGTTTAAGTGCGGTTGGTACAGTTGCTTTGACTGGAAGTGGAACTGGATGCACAGTGGATATTACAGTAACTGATCAAGTAGTTACCAATGTAGTGATTAATGATGCAGGAACTGGATATCAAGTAGGTGATGTATTAACTGTTAATAATTTAAGTGCTGCAGTAACTAGAGGTGCAGGACTAAAATTTGTTGTTACTGCAATTAACTCTACATTCGATACTCTTTATCTAACTGATGTTCAAGGTGATAAGTTTACAAATGGTGAAACTCTTGTTCAATATGGAGCAACAAATGACACCAGAACAGTTGCAACTAACGTTACTGTAAATGGTGATTCAACACAAAATGGTGATTTATTTGCTGGTAATGTATTTGAGGTTACTCAATATAACCACGCACATCATGGTGCAACTAACAAAGTTGATATTAGAAATGTTAAACCTGATAGTGTAATCGTTCCTTCAACAAGTGCACTGACTGCAGAGAGCACAACTGTCTCAGTTGCAAATACTACACCATTTGCTAGATATCAAGGAATATCTACCGATAGAGGAGAAGCATTAATTGAAGAAGAAGTTGTATCTTATGTTTTAGGCACAGGTCAATTAAGTTTAACTAGAGGTGTATTAAATACCACTGCTCTTCCACATGATGAAGGTGCAAGTATACAAACTTATGAAGCTAACGGTGTTTCTCTTGCTGGTATTAATACAGTGTTTACAATTCCTACAAATGCTACACTTGTAGATGAAATTAACGTTGATAACTATTATCTAGAAGTTGACAGATCTGCTTTAGATCCACTGGGTCAAAGAACTGGTAATTCCCTATTGTGTTTTACGAATGAAAGAGCATTAGGTGAAAATTCAGTTAAAATATCACAAAACCATCAGTATAGTTCACTAGCACCAAATATTAACTTCATTACACCTGGCACCACAACAGAAGTAGATGCCCGTGTAAGAACCATAAGTGGAACTAGTGCAGATGGTACTGAAATATCATTCCTAGACCAAGGTGTACAAGCCACAACTTTAGGCGAAACAACATTCTTCCCAACACCTAGATTGATTGCATCTAAAATTAATGAAGATAAACTTACTTTCTTCCCTAAGAGTAAATCAATAGAATTAAGTGTTGATATGACTACTGCAGATGAAAATCTCTCACCTGTATTAGACGTTAAAAACGCAACCTTTGTTTATGGTCGAAATAAGATTAATAATCCTGTAGCAAATTATGCAACTGATAGTCGTACAAACTCAATTGAGAGTGATCCTCATGGTTCAAGATTTGTTACTGAAATGACTCACTTGACTCAACCAGCAACCTCATTAAAAGTTGTTGTTTCTGCTAATCGTCCACCTGAAGCAGACTTTAGAGTGTTCTATCGTTTGTTAACTGCTGATTCAACAGAAGTTGGTACGACATTTAGAGCATTTCCTGGTTTCACAAATTTGAAAGACCTTGATGGTGATGGATTTGGTGAAGAAGTTATTAATGAAGCAAATAATGATGGAAGACCTGATGCAAGCGTGGCACCTAATGGTGATGATGAATTTTCAGATTATCAATTCTCAGTTGACGAGTTAGAACAATTTAGTGGATTTGCAATCAAAATTGTTATGACAACAACTAATGAGTCAGAGACTCCTCGATTTAGAGACTTCAGAGCAATCGCATTAGCATAATTATGATACCAGTAGAAGGGCATAAAAGTTTATTCCGTGATGAGGAAACTAATGCTATCGTTAATACAGATACGATAGCATATGAAAATTATATGAATAATAAACTTACTAATTCTGATAAAAAAGCAGAGATGGATGAAGTAAAACGTGAACTTGCGGAGTTAAAATCTTTATTAAAAGAACTCGCTTCAAAGATAACGTCTTAGTAAATATAAATACTTTTTAGATCTGAATTGCTTACTTAGATGGCAAATATCAAAGTCAGAGTTGGACAACAAAATGCCACAAAGGTGATTTCATCTCTGGCAGGTGCTCAAACTCTATCATTAACGGAATTAAGTGATGTGAATATACCAGGAACTTTACAAAATGGTATGGTTCTTGTTTTTAATGGTGTGACGAAAAAATTTGACGCAACATTGGAGTTGACTCCAGGTGCAGCACAGAACTTAGACATCAACGGGGGAAATTTCTAAATGGCTAGTATTATTAGAATCAAACGATCATCTGGTACTGCGAAACCAGCGAGTTTGAATTGGGGTGAAATGGCATATGTGACTGGTATAGGTCAATATGGTGGAACAAACCAATATAAAGACAGAGTATTTTTAGGAGATGACGGTACAAACGTTCATCCAGTCGCTGGTCATTATTACACATCTATGATGGAGCATACACCTGGTGCTTTAAATGGTGTAACTAACTCTAGGAACAGTGACGGTGGTATCGTAGCAATTCTTGACAGCAGTAGAAAAATAGATGTTTGGAATGTAGATAATTTAACTTTAGATGCTAATACCCTATCTTCAACTGATACCGATGGTGATATAATATTTAATCCTGATGGATCTGGTGAGGTAATGATTCCTGATGATACCAAACTTGGATTTGGTGGAGGTGCAAATGGAACAGGATCTGCTGATGCAACTATAGAATATGACGAAAACGGATCAGATGAATTAAAATTTGCAGGAGCAAATGTTAATTTTACTAGTAGTAAAGTATCTATTGGAGGAGATTTAATAGTTTCAGGTGGAAACTCTAAACTTGGAAATATTAGAATTGAAAATAATATTATCGCTTCAATTGCAGGTGCAGATAATAAAATATTCATCGACCCATATCCAGATGGTTTGAGTAATGAAGGTGATGTTATCATCAAAGGTAACTTACAAGTTGATGGTACAACAACTACAGTTAACTCAACACAGACAACTGTAAACGATCCAATCATGATGGTTGGAGATACTACAAGCACAAGAACCGTGATGTCAACAATGGCATCAGGTGCAACACAAGTCGTAGTCGATCAAGTAACAGGTATCGCTGTTAATGACACACTTTTACATCCTAGTTTCTCTGCTAGTGGTATAACAACTGTTACTAATGTCAATACTGGAACTAAGACTCTTACATTCCAAGGAACAGCAGTTGCAGGAATTAGTACGCAAACTGAAATAACAGT